ATATACTTGACTCAATAAACTGTTAACTCTATTATACATAGGTTTAAGTTCATCTCTAGATTCTGCAGCAACTCTGAATGAGAATCCTATAGTTCTTTCAAACCCTTGGTATGTGTAAAAGTTTTCACCTCTACCCATATATTTAAATGAGTTTAATTGAGCTGAGTTGTTATCTGTCAAACCTGCGGTTAAGAAAGCTCTAAAGAATATAGCAGTTGATTTTGTAGTATTGTCATTTGATACAGCTTCAAAAACAAATTTAATAAGATCGTCTGTACTATCTTTATTTATTTCCCAAGGAGCAATATTATTATCAAATAGAAAAGGATATAGTTGGTTTAGTTTGTCTTTCTTATTTAAAAAGAATCGATAGTTAATTATATTGTTTTCATTCCAACCATCACCTTTTGTAACTGTTCTAAAGTCTACTAACTGAGGATTAGGATTATTAAGTTGAGGTTTTTGTGCAGCTAGTTCATCATAGACCATTGCATTGTTAGATCTCAATTTAGTAGTATCTACAACTCTCTTAATTGTAGTAGAACCAATACCATAAACTGAACCTGGTCCACCTACATATTGAAATAGTAAATTACGATTTAATGATATACCAAGAGTGTTAACTCTATTAATATCTGGTATATTTGCTGAATTAACAAAAGGATTTTTTTCGGTCGTCATCTTCAAAGCACTCATAATGAGTAGCCTATTTGTTTGACTTTGATTGTTTACATTCTGAGCGTTAACTATATCGTAGTAAAATTTCTGAAATGGATTAAATGGAATTAAACCTGACCTAATAGCGTGAGCACCTGTTCCTGATGCACCAACTTGAGCTAACGTATTAATACCATTATTATATATTCTTGTATTCTCAACTATACCAGGAAAAGGAAAGGCTTGTGGTATACCAAATAAAGTATTACCTGTCTCTATTTTAGGATTAGAGAATTGTAGTCCAATCTGCTTTTCTAAGAAAGCTCTGCCTCTAGGCGCATCGTCAAAGAACTTTCTGATCCTTGTTTTGTCTAATTGGTTAGATAGAGTAAATGTTTGTGAGCCTAATTGAAATTGAGCAGCCTGTAAAGGAAAACCAGCAAGACCTCCACGAATGGGATAGTCTAAGTTACCAGTAGAACCAGGTCTAAACAAAGGTAGAAATGTACCAGTAGCATTAGGTGTATCAGGGATCTGTGTTTGTATATAAGGAAGCCCTGATGAACCGTAACCTGGTTGGTCATTTCCGAACCTGAGGTTCTTTAAATTGGTTTGTAGATCTATTAGTGGCATTTTACAAAATTATTGTGTACTATAAGGCCCAGTATCATAATCTGATTTAGGAGCTAAACTTATTCTTCTAGTCATACTCTTAGCATGGTCTTCTATAACTGGTTTTAGTGTTAAATTAATCGTTTGAGGGACGGCTGCTGATGGTGCAGTAGCCCCTGCAGTTACTCCACCGCCTGTTGTTGATACTTGCGAAGTCGCTACTTTTCCTCCTATAGACATTCCTCCTACACTATTAGCATAAGCTCTTATTCCTTCTGGTACACTATTAGGTATATCTATTCTACCGAGTGAGAACACATTTCCAACCACATCAGCAACGTCAACTACATAAGATAATGTTTTTAGCATCATAGATACAAAACCAGTCAGCTTGTTTATGATACTAGTTAAAAAGTTAGGATCTGATAATGTATTTAAGAACTTATTTAAGAAGGTTTGAAACTGATCACTATTTATAAGAGTTGCAAAACTTTGCTTGATCTTATCAAAGAAGTTAGCTATTCTTTCTGTAGCTGTTGAGTTTAGATATAGTTGCGCTTGCTCTTCACTTAACTTACTCAAGAATTCAGACTGTAAAGTTCCAGCTCTTTCCATCTGTACTATTCTCTCTTTAAATGTCTTTAAGTCAACAGCACCTGCTGCAGCAAACAATTCTTGTTGTCTTAACATGTCAGCAATCTCATCTCTAGACATTCTTAAAGCTGTTGCATAAGCCTCTTGAGATATACGGTGCATATTCAAGAACTCTTGTGATGTACCTAACTGCTTAGTCAATTCAACAGCAAGTCCTGTTAGATCATTATCTAAAGCTAATTGTCTTGCTTTAGAAAGATTAATATCTTTATTTGTTAATAGCTGAGCTTCAAACTCTGCTGCTATAGATGATTCAAAGTCTAATAAGCCTGATGCTATACTGTCTAGCTTCTGAAAGTCCGTACCTAAAGCCTTAGTTATAGCTAAAGACTTAGCTAGTTTTTCAGGATACTTAGCAAATGTTAAACCTACAACACCACTTAATTGTGATATCTTAGCAATAACATCTTGGGCTCTTAAGTTAACACCAATACTCCTTCTAATAGCTTCAACTTGTCCAACAACAGATTTGAATATCTGTGTTTGATATTGGCCTGATATTAAAGTTATTTGCGCTAACTGCTTTCTCGTTTCTAACTCTAGACCGGCTTGTTCTTGAAGTTGTAAGTTGTCAGCTAATATTTTATTATTAAGAACATTGTTTATACCTAAAGCTGTACTTAACTCTGTTTGTGACTTCTGTAACTTCTCTACACTAAGAAAAGCTTGTCCAGATACTACAGCGAATCTAGCAAACTCATCGGTTATATTTTTGGCTTGACCAAAAGATAATCCTAAGTTACGACCAAAAGCTTGTATATTAGATGTAAAGCTAATTGATAGATCAACTAAATTAGCGAATGCGTCAACTAAACCTCCGATTAAACCTCCTACAACAGGAAGTTGTTTTATTAAACCAGTAAATGGAGAGACAAATTTAGATACAGGACCACCTGATCCTGTTAAACTGTCTAAACCTGATTTAGCTATGTCAGTAAAAGATTTAAATGCTTTATATATAGCAAAAACGCCTGCACTTAGTATGGCTGCTGTAACTACCCACTGTTTTGTTGTTTTATCTCCATTACGAGCTTCTTCTACCATCTTACCGTAGAGATCTTTTCCAAATAGTAGATATTTGTTTAGTAACTTAAGAGCTCCTCCTGTTAGACCTAATTCAGATTTTATTTTCTTTTCTGTATCTAGCTCTTTTTGTATATTTTCTAATCTCTCTTTAAATGCTTTTTCTGATTGTATTTTAGCTACTAAAGATAATTGCTCTTGTTGTTGTTGGAAAGAAGCTTCTTGAGCTTGTATAGTATTTTCTAAAGTGGCAAGTTGTTGAGACAGAGCATTTGCTTGTCTATAGTTTCCTACAGATTTTTTCTTGATTATATCTTCTTCAATCTTTCTTCTCTTTTCTACATTAGTAATGTAATCTTCAGCAATTTGAACATCGTTTTGATTAGCTTGGTTTATCTGATCAAGTAACGATTTTCTTCTTCTTTCTATTCTTTCTTGCTCAGTTTGTATTCTCTTTATATTAATAGTACTCTTCTCAAAAGAAGAAGTCTTAGAAGTAGAATCAGTTATAACAGTATTTATCTTATTGAGTAAATTAATTGACTCTTTAAAAGCTTGATTGACAGCATTTTGGCCTGCCCCTAAATTTTGTTGGGCAATCCTTAAAGACTCTGCCGTCTCTTGTAAATTCCTTTGTTCTTGATTCTCGTTGGCCATTTATGAATATTACCTACGAATAAATATTATCGTTTGGTTTTTACCTTAGACACAAATGTAGGTTCGTCTATCTTATTTTTGACTACATCCGGAATCTTAAATTTAGACATATCGGTTTTCTCCGTAACTTGTTTACGGCTTTCACTCCTCATTTCCTCAACCTTGTCTAGGTATTGCATTATCTTCTTGAGGTTAAAACGCCTAGTAGTTACAGGCATATTCCATACTTCGGTCCAATTAAAGCCACCTCCGCCATGGTATGTTAGTTCAAAACACTCGGTCATAAATGCCGACCTATAGTCGGCGTTAGGGAAAAAAGAACTCTGAGTTCATTGGTAGATCTATAGACACTTCGGTCCCGTCCTTCAATGTAAAGTTAACAGATAGATCAATGTCCGGGGTTACAGTCTCCATATACTTACGTAGTTCTATAGAGTCTCTAGACAAAAGGTATCCTTGATCAATAAATTCACGAACTGTCTTTTGTGAGTATTCACCATTTACAGCAATAATCTGATGTTTTAGCCTGGTGGTAAGCTGTCCTGCTTCTTGGCCTACCATCTTTTTTACTCCCTTGATCTCTTCATCTATCTTTTTATCGTCAGCTACAGTCAATATCTTGAATGTAACAGTATTCTTAGAATGCGGAAGTACAAACTCGAACTCGTTCTTATTACCAAATAGTGACCAATCTAGTTCTTTATACTTCAGGTTTTGTAGGTCTATGCTAACTTTCTCCTTCTCTCCTGTTGTAGGATTGGTATATTCAAAAGAATAGTCTTTACCGTAAGCTAGAATCCTAGCCGCGATCAATAAGCCATTCCTGTCACCCAAGGTTAGGTCTTCGTAGTTAATTGATGATTTGATTAGACTCTTAAGAGTTTTCTCAATGGCGAGGCCCTGGCGAAGCAGGTTGACATTTGTAAGGATGTCTTCCTCTTTTGCTGTCATATACTTCATTTCAACAACACCCGAAGATAGTGAATTTTCTTTTGGGTAAATAAGACCTTTACTTGGTAGATCTATATTCTCTGTAGGTACAGTAAACTTTTGTTCTGGCATAAACTATAGTATTTTATATATAAATATAAGAATATGAAGTTTTACCAAGCAATTTATCTGTCTAGTAAAAAGAAAGAGCCCCAAGAATGGGGCCCTCGTACTCCTATATTTACTCCTAAAAGTATTAGCTTGTTATAATAAATATCAGGGAGGTTAATAAATTGATAATTGAGAACTCAGTAGTTTAGTACACAGTAATCCATACCGATAGACAATACTAGTTCAGTAGGATCTGTTGTAGACCAGTCATAGCTTCCAAAAGTAGCTTCTTTAACAAAAGCACCTTTAATAATCCACTCACTAACTACATCACCAACAGGTCCTAGAATAGACAAATTTAAATCTTTTTTGTAAAAGTCAGAATAACCATCACGACCAGTTACAGATTCATGATGGAGACGTACCCATTCCATTACAGCTTGTTGGCCAGAAGGAGAAATCGGATTATAAAGTGACAAACTCATGTCTCTCCATTCAGCCTTACCTTTGATCTTACGATAAACGTTAATGTGATCAAGTTTAATCTCAGCTAAAGTAACACCTGGTGCGTCTGCCTTTTTAATCATGTAAGAAGGAACACCATCAATATACATGATAAAACGGTTTGATACTGTAGGTTCAAACGCTGTGAACATTATCTCATTTGGATCCAATACTGGCATTGTATGTTAAGTTTAATTCTTACTTATAAATATGCAACTCAATTATTCTTCGTCTTTCTTCTCTTCTACTTTAGCTTCAGCTTCAGCTTCAATTTCTTTCTTCTCTTCCATGCTTCCACCCATTTTACTTCCAATAGCTTGAGAAGCCTTTTTAAGAACGTCTTTTTTCTCTTCTGAGGTTTTAGCGTCTTTGTACTGCTTAAGTATTGTAGCCACAATTGGACCTCCTCCCATTAGAAAACCTAGTACGCCCGCAATTAAATTTGGATCAACTGCTTCTTCTATTTTAACTTCTTCTACTTTCTCTTCTTTCTTCTCTTCTACTTTTTTCATGCCATCTTTAGGCATTTTTACTTTTTTTTC